GTTTAATAGGCATGTAAACATACATGGGAGTCGAACCGTGTGCTCTACGTGTTTAGTAGAGGGGCCACCGTGGCCCTTTTACTTGCGCCCTACGCAAGTGTGCTTTTCATCACGGGATGGCACCTTACCGGGTTTATGAGGTTTTCCTTCCTCGTGCTTAACGATTGGCTTAGCTTTGGGCTTGCTAATCACTAAGGGGTGCAGTCCTTTCTCACTCATGAGCTTAAGATTCTTCTGGTGTGTAGATTTCTTGGGCTTGTAAGTTCGGACTGCCGACCTTCCTGCGAATACTAAGGATAGGGTCGAAACCGTCGCAGCGTCAAAGATAGCGCTAGGCGACAAACTGAAATCCCAGGAAGTGAGAATTCCAGTTACTATCCAGGGCTCGTCCACGGTATCACCAATAAAGTGAAAACCGGATCCGGCCTTGGGTATTTCCAACTTTAGATACCCATAAAGTGATGGTAAGGTTGGAGAGTCGCTAGCTGTGAATGTAGGGTCATTAGTACCGTCAGATAAGTCGGTAACTGTAGCTCCATTGTCAGCAGCGACTAAAAGGAGATTTCCAATTGTCTGGGTTACAGCATTTATAATAACCAGATATGAGCCGGGTGTACTAAATGTCAAGTAAGCAGCCGCAATGGTGCTGGCATTGGCTTGTACTTGATTAGATATTTCCATCCCAACGTTGTTTGGTGTGCCTCCTTGGATCGGGTTAAGGGTAAAATCCCAATCGTCAGGGGGCCCAGCTCCTATGGTAGCCTGTAGTTGTTGTAATTGAAACTCGGGCGCGATGAGCTCTACTTCATAATCTACGTAGAGTTCACCAACAGTGCCTGTTTCTGTTCCTGCAGAGGCTACGTAAATCCTACCCGGGTAGTAGGATTTAGGATCAGACTGTGGAGGTAAATTATTTACGCCTTTGATGGTATAATATGCTTTCGATTGATTCAAAAGCTTAGTCTCGACGGGATAGTCCATCATCAACCATACAGGTGATTTCTTAGCACCTTCATAGGTCATTAGTTCTATGGCGTCGGTTGGTTCATCATCTTGGACGTTGTAATCCAACACAGTGTAAACGCTTCCGTCCGAATTTGTGCCTACGCTGGGCTCGTAGTAGAAATGAAGTTTCCTAAAACGAAATTGTTCCCAATTACATGAGATCCCAGACAACCAAGGGAAGGCGGAAGGATTCCCAGGGTTTAGTGGTTGATTATATATTATTTCGAACTCTCCAGCTCCTGTTGTTTCAAGGAGCCCAATGAGTTCTCTGTGCTTAATACGACAGGTTCGAGCTGCAGTCGGCCTGTTCTCGAAAACGTAACCTTGAGCGGCTGGGGCCGAGACTTGCATACCGGGGACACCGGTGTGCGGCACGGCGACCATACTAGTTCCGCTAGTCGGTGCAGCCTTCGCGACTGGTAAGTTGCTTCTGCTAGGTATAAGGTTTCCGAGAGCATGCGTAATTCCTTCTGCGACTGTGACTCCGGCGTTAAGTCTTCTGATTTTCTCGTCGAAGTCCAAGTCACGGTATCGAACTCGTCTTGCTTTGGGTTTTGAGGTTTTTGGCTTGGATTTGGGTGGCATCTTTGTGCGTTAATGTTTGGTAATTTGCGAAATGTGGTTTTACCAACACCACTGGCCGGGTGGTTCTCAGACATTTCCGGCGGACACTGAAGTCGCCGTACTTGCGGGAGGTGCTTGAGTGGCACCGTTGGATTTATTTTGTTTCTTCGCCTTTACCTTCTTTCCTCCTCGGTAACGCTTATTCTTCTTCTTCTTCACCTCAGGGTCCGGGGCTTGTTGATCCACCACTTTTGTTTCCTGTTCCTGACCCGCTTCATGATTGGTTACATAGCAGTTCTCTGGAACTTCAATCTCTGGCAAAGGGACCAATAACGGAACGCGCAAACATTCTTCGGGACTTGGATTAGTGTCCATGAAATCAATGAAGACGTTAATGTTAATATCTGGTATTTGCTCTCGTAATAACTCAAGGAAGTCATCGCAAAATTCATTGGGGTATTGCTCAGATTTAGTAGCAATACTTGCCCGACTGCGGAGTCCATACGCGTCCAGCAACGTTTCTTCCTCGCCCATGTCGGCAATCTCAACTTTAAGTCGCCGTAGAACGTGTCTACAGAATATGCCGATAATGGGGGTGTTTGGATCGCTAAGCGCATAGCTCATACATTTCTCCTTAAGTTTCTTAATGGCGGAAATAGCACTGGCCCTTGTCACATGGAACTTGGATAATTGTCTTCTGATATCACAGCAACTATTTAAGTCGCCCCACCACACATCACCTGTGTAGTATCTACTCAGAAAGTTGACGCCTCTTTGACCGCGCTCCACGAAGTTAGGTTTAACCTTTAACCCAACGAAGGTTGCCGCATCAATGCAATAACAATCTGGCATGTCAGCTATTATGGCGTCATCACCAGCTATGGCTCGGTCGTAGTCAAACGCCTTCTTAGGGGAGAAACCCATGAGTCGGTATCCGACATACGCCGTGAAATCACCTGTTACAGAATTAAGAGGAGAGGTTTCCATTGACCCGCTACCTCGACTGAACAACTGCTGGTAGATAATACCAAAGGTGGTGTAGCCTATGTTATTGTATTGAGCTGAATGTAACTCCCTAACGTCAGAATGGCAAGATTCGTCAAGCAATGCTAACAACACCTCTAACTCTAAATATCTTATAAAGTTGTTAACGTGGCCATCAAACCTCGACATGTCGCTGGTTTGCACTCCAAACCTGGAGCTTTGGCAAACTTGCGCGACTAACTGAGCGGTTTCTCTAGGAGTTTTACCGAAAGCATAAAAATGCTGACTCTTTAACCAATCCATAATGGGATACATTATGGTGGCGTATCTGTACTTGAGCGGCCCCTGGATAATTGTGATGTTTCTTGGATCGCCAGGTCCATTCTGAGAGGCTTCTTTCTTCATAAAGCCAGATACTATTGAGTCATATTGCATAGACCAGTTACAACCTTCCTCTATGTTCTTCTGGGTTGCCTTGGCCTGACGCAGTGACACGTCTTCTAAGGAGACAGGCATTAATATATGCTTTTCGGGTACTAGCAAATCTATATATTCTCTAACATATTGTAAATGGAGAGGTGTGATATTGACAGTGGATCTAACCTTGATGATTCTGCCTTCCACACATTGTTGGTCGTTTCCTGCACAGACATCAGGAGCGTATGCACCATGCATAAAGGGCGTCATAAACGCAATTAATGATGGTTTGGCTGCTTCGTCTATTTGGTTCTCAGTATCATGGTATTGATACCTGATTGTTGCCAACTCAACTGGGAAGACATATGCTGGTGGTTTTTCTGAAACACTACGTATATAAGTCAATACTATGGATGCCTTACCTTCAGAAAGTGATGTACGTTTCATCACTTGTGCTGTTGTTATATCTACTTTAACAACCGAACGCTGGCTTATCAGAGAATCCAATTGGTCAGTTTCAATGGTTGCTTCGGCGAAGGTATTCACATCTGCTATGCTAGTTACATGTTTACTATCACTAATAGCGTTGATAATTGTAAATCGGCCCTTAACTGGGCTGAAATAATCTAAACTATGAAAATTGCTTGTAGCCATTCTATATGCGAGCACATTAGTGAACCCGCGGACTACGCTAATTGGTTGTAAATAAACAATCGAGTAAAGTGAGTTGATGCTTAGCCGTGTGACACGATAGGTGACATACTTATAAGGTATGCACCGCTTATAGCCAGTGACGACCAAGTGATCGCTGTTGTAATCCCATAGACGATGTCTATACTTTGCTCCGCCGCTTACAAAAGCATTAACGTAATTGTCGGAGTCGAAGTAATAGCCAAGATTAGTATCCATGGCAGCAGCAGCCTTGGTAGGCGTGAATGTAAAAAGGATTGTTTGGTATGGTTTAGACAAATATTTATTCATATCTATATAATAATCGCTATCTTCTAAATATCTAAGTGAATTAGGGGGGAGAGTGATAGTGTACGGATCCGGGTTCTTCAATTCCTTGTAATGCATGGCATTGGAATATTCAGAATTGGTTTCTTTATGCACTAACTTGAATCCGTTCTCGATGGCGAATTGCTCAATCGACCTCCTGGCCTGTGTGCGCAGACTTCGGAGGGCCCCGTGCTCACGACTTTTGGTGGCAGGCAGTTGTGGAATATTCAAACTCCTAAACCTGCTAGTAACTGCTTCATCGGTTAGCAATTGGGAGCTTTTAACGGCTCTTAGTGCTAGTTGACGAACAGAGTCTGCAATCGAGGTCTTACATGCGTTAACCCAACTGATGATCATATTAGCTCCGAAAATTCGGGCAACGATCAGGTCTACAAGTAATTTGTAGTAATTATTTTGTGTATGAACCGAAAAGAGTGTAGTTATGAAGAGGGTAAATAGTACGATTTTGACACTTTGTGAGTTGGGTTGGGGGGTGGCCTCAGCAACTATCGTTATGAGGTTGCGAAGCCACAGCGCGTCGGGGATTTGTTGGGTGGAGTAGGTACCGGCCGTTCGTAGGCGCTCCCACACTCCATGACCCCTACCAATAAGTAGGGGGATAAAACTCATGACG